AGATACTGGGCACCAATGGCTCGGGCGTTTTAAGTTTCAGAGATCCCACCGCTATAAATATCGACGGCGGGACGGCTGATTCAGTATACACATCAGTACCAACAATTGACGGAGGAACGGCGTAATGGCTACAAAGATACAACTAAGAAGAGACACGGCGGCAGACTGGACCGCTAACAACCCCACACTGGCCGCGGGCGAGTTTGGATGGGAGTCGGACACTAACAGATTCAAGATAGGCGATGGTGCCACTGCGTGGACCTCCCTGGCCTACGCATCGGACAGCGATACGGTTGGAATCACTTTCGTTGGCGATGACTCAACGGGCACACTGGTATCACAGAACGAAACATTCAAGATAGCGGGTGGCACGGGTATCACCACGGCGGTATCAGGTGACACACTGACAGTGACCAATACAGGAACTGGTACAATCACAGCACTCAACAACCAGGCAGAGAACAGACTCACAACCATTGGTTCAACCACAACGGAACTGGATGGTGAAGCAAATTTAACATTCGACGGAAGCACACTGGCCATCACTGGAGGTCTCACAGCCACAACCAGCATAGCCAATGACGCCATATCAATTACGGACAACAAGATAACAACAACGAGATCCAATGATGACCTAACACTGACCACTTCAGGCACGGGCAACATAGTAGTGGATCAAACTTTTGAAGTGCGTGCCTACAACAACGGTGGTATATGGTCAGGCACGGACACCATACTATTCACAGGCAACGCGGCCACGGGCGATAAAATCATAAAATGTGAGCCCCCCGGCATTGGCAACGTCAGTCTCTTGCTGAACCCCACCAACGGTGGCTATGTCAAGATACAGCACGGTAGCACGGGCTCTATCAACACTTGGATAAGGGGTGGCGAGATTGAGTTGAGGAACACAGGTGCTGACAACGCGATTAAGTTCGCAGTCAATGGTTCATCATTCTCACAGACCATACTTGGACCTCAATCAGGAGACATCAGTGCTGACAGGAACATAAGATTACCGGGAGACCCGGGCCCAGGATTCAGCGGCACACAGAACTTGATCAGCGACACCGCGACACAGACATTATACAACAAGACCCTGTCAAATACCACGTTAAGTGGATCTACCGTACTGGACGGTGTCACGATCACGGACAACACAATCTCAACCAACAGGAGCAACGACAACCTAGAGATATCAGCCAATGGCACCGGCAAGGTCAACATAAGCAACAGTGATGCCGTGCCAGAGGACAACCTGGTGTATACCAACGGCTTCGGCTCCATTGACAGGAACAAAGGCGTGAGGATATGGGAATCGGTCTCCGCACAGGGAGAGATGACCACCGCCACAGATCGTGACTACGGACACCTGCTGGCCAAGGAGTGGCGTCTGACCTCTGGACTGACCTCCTCGGACTCCGACAACAGATACAGGGCGTTCCAATCGGTGTCAGCGGTTGACCTCAATGGTGGGGCCATCACCCCCACCAGCTCCTACAGTGGTCCACAGGGCGCTAATGGCAACACTTACCTGGACAACAGCAACGCGTCCGCGGCCACCATTAACCACAGCACGGGTTTCTATAGTAGCGTCTACGTGTCTCCAACCGTGGGTGCCATCACGGCCGCCAACACCTATGGCATCAGGAGTGAGATAGACTTCGATGGTTCGTCAGCGTCGGTGTCAGGCACCAATGGTTACCTGTTCCATGCGGCCATGTATTCAGATGGTGGCACCACCTCACTGACCAATGGTTATGGTGTTTACATATCGGACCTATCACTGGCCACCAACAAGTATGCGTTCTATGACGCCACCAATTCACTTTCAGTGTTCGGTGACATACAGACACAAGGGGTCTCAATAACTGACAACCTGATCACCACCAACAGGTCCAACGACAACCTAAACATCGAGGCCAACGGCACGGGCAGGATCAACATATCCACCACCGGTTCGGACTTCTTCAATGACACCGACAACGCCCTTTTCGTGGCCGACTTCGGTTCAAGCGCCAACGTCAGCACCATGGGTCTGATACAGAACGACAGTTTGGACGCCAACACCACCGCCAAGAGATATCTGCTGGGACTGGCACAGAACACCACCCTGACCGGATCCAGCGCCACCAACTCCAACTTCAGGCCCAGGGCGTTCCAGGGAGCCAACACAGTGGACATGGCGGGCTACAGCTACACCAGGACCGGCAACACGCGTGGACCACTGGGATTCGACGTCAGGGTCAACGTGCTCAACAGCAGTGCGACGGCCAGCACATTGGAATACGCCAGGGGTGCGGTGGCCTCCGTGGACGCCTACTCCGACAGTTCGGGCTACTTCGAAGGTGACCTAACCATCAACAACGCGGATGGCTTGAGATCACAGGTGTTTGTGGATTCATACATAGGCACCGGCGACGTCACGGTGGGCACGGGAACCGCCTATCACGCCAGGGCGTATGCGGGCACCAGTGACACCATCACCACCTTCTATGGTTTCTACAACGAGGGTTCGTCCGGAGGTGGAACGGTAACAAACGAATACGCATTCTATGATGGTGCCAACGCACTGTCTAGATTTGGTGCGGTCATACTGGCCAACCAGGCATCGGATCCATCGGGTGTCACTGACAGTTCACACATCTACGCCAAGGACGACGCGGGCTCATCAGAAGTGTATGTCAGGGACGAGGCCGGCAACGTCACAAAGATATCACCGCACAACGAAGCAGGAGAATGGGAATATTATTCAGTGAACAAGAATACCGGCAAGAAGGTTAGGGTCAACATGGAACGAATGATCCGTAGGCTGGAAGAGATCACGGGCGAAACGTTCATAGAGAACGAATAATCGCACATTATCCCCAAGATATTTGTGTAAATATTCGTGTTATAACAAACGAACCCTAATTAGGAGAAATAAAAAATGACAGCACTTTCAAACTACGCTGAATTAAAGGTCCTGGACCACCTGTTCAGGAACACCTCATACACATCACCCAGCGCCTACATGGCGTTGTTCACTGATGACCCAACCGACGCCGGAACAGGCACTGAAGTAACAGGCAACGGCTACGCCAGGGTACAGATAGACAACAAGATGGCGGCCGCCTCAGGTGGTCAGATCGTTAGCAATGCTGACATCACGTTCCCAACTGCATCAGGTGGTGCGTTTGGAACCATCACACATATCGGTATCTACGATGCCTCATCCAGTGGTAACCTTTTGGCTCATGGGGCACTGTCGGCATCACGTACGATCAGTGACGGGGACACTTTCCAGATCAATTCTGGATCACTCACTATTACCATAGACTAATCCAGTCTAACAGGGAGTAAACACCAGTGGCCTTGATCACCGCTTCAGCGGATCTAGACATATTACTTGACGTGGGCATCAACTACGTCCAGGACGACTACGTCGTACTGGATTACGTAGAAGGTGGCATCGACAGTGTTGACCTAGACATCGCTGTGGCACTGCTGATATCAACAGCGACCATATCTGTATCAGCAATCCAAGTCGCCACTGCCACCGCCACACTACCGATCACCGCAACGATCACCGCCACCGCGCAGGATCTCGACCTGGCCGCGGCAACGCTGGCCATCAACGCCACGCTGACCGCGACACCTTCAGTGACCGTGGTGGCGTCAAGCACATTACCGATCACCGCCACGATAGACGCCGCGGCGGACATACTGAAACTGGCCACTGCCACTTTGGTTATATCGGCCTCGGTCAGCGCATCAGCGGTCAAGACCGCAGTTGGTTCGGCCACACTACCGATAACAGCATCTATCGTGGCCGCGGGTTCAGACCTGGATCAAGCATCGGCCACGCTGTCTATAACAGGCGCGATAACCGCCACACCGGTGGCCACCATCCGTGGTTCTGCGATATTACCGATCAACGCCACCATAACCACCGTACCATCTGATCTGGATCTGGGTGCGGCGTTGCTGATCTCGACGGCCACCATAACCGCCACGCCGAGTGCCATCAAAGTGGCATCCGCCACGCTGGCCATCACGGCGGCCATAACCGCTATAGGTGTCAAAGCGGGACGTGTTGATCTAGACATAACGGCAAACTTGACTGCCACAGGTGGAAGGCGTATACTGGCATCAGCACAACTGCCGATAACAGCCACCATCACGGTTTCCGCCACAGACATCGACGTTGATCCATTCAACACCTACCGTGTTCCACAGGAGATCAGGACCATTGTTATACCAGAGGAATCACGGCTAATAAAAGTGTTGGAGGAATCGCGTGTAAATACAATACCAGTCGAGACCAGGGCCTTCAAGGTCCAGGAGGAGACCAGAGAATTCAAACTAAATCGACCAGTTTTTGCTGGTTCTGGAACAAGGAGAAACAGTTAGATGGCAAATCTCGCACTCACAGGATTTCAAAAGGACCAACAGGGCATTTTCATAGTCAAGGACCCGGACGCCAACATCGAGTACGCGTTGGACTTCGTGGACTACTTGAACACGGGCGATTCATTATCAACAGCACAGGTAACCATAGGCACCATCACGGGCGACGCCGCACCACTGGCATTCCCAACCGGGGCTGGCACTGACGTGAACATATCAGGCACCAAGGCGATTTTAAGGGTATCAGCGGGCACCGCCGGCAACATATACCCGATCGAGGTAAAGATAACCACCACCAATGGAGACACGGATTCCAGGCACTTCAGGATAGTGGTCAAAGACAAAGGATTACAATAATGACACCAGACAACACTGGCAAGAAATACCGTAAGCACGACAAGGACCTGATCAAGGACCTGGCACGTATCATGTGCACCTACGAGGAGATAGGTGAGATCATTGGCATAACCGCTGAGGGTGTTAAGAAGAGATACAAGAAGATTATAGACGCCGGAAGGGCGGAAGGTAAGAAATCATTGAGAAGGGCACAGATGGAGAGGGCACTGGCTGGCGATGTCAGGATGCAGATCTGGCTTGGCCGAAATTATCTTGACCAGAAAGATGACCCTAACTCAACAGATCATTCACAACCACTACCATGGCAGGAGGATGAATAACGGTGAAGTTGTCAACCCCACAGAAGACGGTAGCGAATGATCCAGCAAGGTTCGTGGTTCTATGCACAGGCAGGAGGTTTGGCAAGACCACACTGGGCATAAGACAACTGTTTTTCAATGCCAGACAACCTGACCAAAATGTTTGGGCGGTGCTACCCAGTTACAGACAGGCACGCAACGTTTGGTGGGACGCAGTAAAACACAAGGCCATAGAACTCAACTGGGCCAAAAAGATCAACGAAGCGGATCTATCCATAATATTGAAGAATGGTAGCAAGATATCACTGAAAGGTGCTGACAACAGGGACGCACTCAGGGGCGCCAAATTGAATTACATCTTCCTTGACGAGGTCGCAAACATTGACAAGGAAGCATACACGGAAGTTTTGAGACCCACGCTGTCTGACACAGGCGGTAGGGCCATGTTCGCGGGCACACCAAAAGGCATTTCAAACTGGTTGTACGACATCTACCAACAGGGACAAGATCCCACCGAACCAAACTGGAGTTCATACCAATTCACCACCATACAGGGCGGTTTCGTCCCAGAAGAAGAGATACAACAGGCCAAACAGGAACTGGACCATAAAGTGTTCTCACAGGAATACGAAGGCACGTTCCAAAATTACGAAGGCAGGATCTACTATGGATTCGAAAGACAACACAACGTCAAGGATTTCTCGTTCGAGACCAGACAAAACATCATACACATTGGAATCGATTTCAACGTCCATCCGCTCACGGCGATCTGTTTCGTTGTCAAGGACAATAAAATGTACGTGATCGATGAGATAGAGCTGTATGGATCCAACACCGAAGAATTGACAAACGAGATACATGGCAGGTTCCCGGGCACAAAGATAATAGCATACCCCGATCCATCTGGCAGGGCAAGGAAGACCAATTCACCAAAGACAGATTTCAACATCCTACACAACGCGGGTTTCATAGTTAAAGCACCCAGCAGACACATTCCTGTCAGGGACAGGATCAATGCCGTAAATAGCAAGTTTTGTTCTGGTACAGGAGAGAGAGGCATCATGATACATCCAAAATGTAAGAGTCTGATCACTGCGATGGAGAGGCACATCTACAAAGAAGGCACTTCACAGCCAGAGAAGAACGGCGCGAGAGATTACTCACACATCTCAGACGCGTTGGGATACGCGACATCATTCCTATTTCCTATCACTAGGACTTATGAACCAACAGAACAACAAAACACATGGAAGGTTAGAATATAATGGCCACAGTAAGCAATTTCTCAGTCAATCAGGATCCCAAGAGGACCAGTGCCCACTACACGGCACTAGGTGTGCATCCTGAATACCTGACGCACTTCAAGCGTTGGGAATTTTTAAGGTCGTCCTATCTGGGATCTTATGAATACAAGATGGGTGAATACCTAACAAAATATCAATACGAAGGTGATTCAGAATACTTCAGGAGGATAGCCACTACCCCTTATGACAACCATGTCAAGAGCATAGTACACATCTACAACTCATTCCTTTACAGACAACCCATCAAGAGGGACTTCGGCAACCTCAAGGACACACCCGAACTCAAACACTTCATGAAGGACACTGACCTGGAAGGCAGGAGTTTTGAAAGTTTCATGCGTGACGTCAACACTTGGAGCACCGTGTATGGGTCATGCGTCATACTCCTAGATAAACCACAATCAAATGCTAGGACCAGGGCCGAGGAACTACAACAGGGCATAAGACCATATGCTTCTGTGTACACACCAGAGAACGTGTTGGACTGGGAATACACCAGACAACCATCAGGTTACTATGATCTAACATACCTTAAACTTCTTGAAGTTGAACAGAAGGCCTATGGCATGAACGCCAGATACTACATCAGGGAATTCACCAAGGACACCATAACACTGAGCGAATACAACGCCGAGAAGGGCAAGAGCGACATAATGGACGAGATACCAAACGAGATCGGTGTGATACCGGCTGTTTGGGTCTACGCCAACAGATCACCCATCAGGGGCGTGGGTGTGTCAGACGTGGGCGACATAGCGGACATGGGTAACGCCATATTCAATGAACTGTCAGAGATAGAACAGACCATTAGGTTATCAACATCACCAAGCCTCGTGAAGACACCAGAGGTGGATGCCGCGGCTGGTCCGGGCGCCATCATCACTGTGCCCAACGAGACCGATCCAAACCTGAAACCATATCTTTTACAGCCAACGGGACAGAGCGTTGAGGCCATATTGAAATCCATAGACGAGAAGATTGTGGCCATAGACAGGATGGCCTGCATGTCAGGCATCAGGACCGCACAGACGAGACAGCAGTCGGGCATAGCAATGATGACAGAATATTCTATGTTGGATGCCAAGCTCACAGAGAAGGCCAAGAACCTGGAACTCGCTGAGGAACAACTGTTCAGGTTGTTCGCTAGATGGCAGGGACAGGAGTTCGATGGCGAGATAGAGTACCCAATGGCTTTCCACATCAGGGACAAGAACCTGGACATGGACGTGTTGGAGAAGGCGGCAAGGACCACAAGGGACATAGTCAACGCCACACCAGACGTCAAGGCAGTGATAGATCAAAAGATCAAGGAGATACTGGCCAAGGACCCATTCGAACTGGAACAGATGAATCAGAATCGTGTTCCGATGTCACATCCTACTACCACACCGGTCAATAGGACCACACACATACAGGAAATGATTATGCAGGGCTACACGGACCAACAGATGTTGGACCTACATCCTGAGATATCGCAGGCGGACATCGACTCGGCCAAACAGCAACTACTAAACGTGGGTGACAACGATGCCGGTTCGCAAGGTTAAGGGCGGATATCGCTGGGGCCAATCAGGCAAGATCTACAGGACACGAGAACAGGCGGAACGACAGGGGCGTGCCATACGTGCCTCTGGTTATTCAAAACGCTCAGGCAGGAGGAGATAATGGCCAAGTACAAGGGTAGGACGGTAACACTCAATCGGCCATTCAGGACGCCCAGCGGACCCAAGAAGAGCGCGGTGTATGTGCGTAACCAGAAGACCGGCAACGTCAACTTGGTTAGATTTGGACAGCGTGGCATGAGCATAAAGAAGAACAATCCCGCGAGACAGAAAAGTTTCATAGCAAGATTCACACCAATATTAAAGGCAGTAAAGGGACAGAAATCATTGAGTCCGGCGTACTGGTCAATAAAGGCCTGGCGATAAAAATCCTTTACACAACAATTCGCAATTAAGTAATCGTGTATGTTCCCATATATAGGCGGTAAAAGCCATCACGTGCGATGGATAGATTCAATACTACCCAAGGAATTTACTAGATACGTGGAGGTGTTTGGTGGTGCTGGTTGGATGATGTTGAAATCTAACCGGGTGGCCAGTAGCCAACAACGCATCTACAATGATTTCAATCCCTTGTTGTCCAACTTCTATCATTGTGCCGTCCAGGACACCCGCAGGCTGTTGCGATTGTTGGAAACAACACCGGGCAGTGATACAGATAGATTCCGCCAATACCAGCGGGAACTGTTCACGGACCAACCAGTGTTCCGGGCACCCGACTTTGATCTAGCACTCAAATACATCTACCTACAGACGCAGGTGTTCGCGGGCACACCACTGTCCGCCCGATGTGTGCCCTACTTCGTTGATGTCAAGACGCATGGACGCTATCCATCCAAGTATGACACAATCATTAAGAAACTTCGAGACCGCAAGGTGATTGACAGGCTCTCCAACATAACTGAAGTCACACAACAGGACTGTATAGATGTCATAGACCGTTGGGACTCAGAGGACACGCTGTTCTATGTGGATCCACCATATCACGACAAGGAGTTCTACTACTCACAGGCTTTCCCAAAACACAAACACGAGCAGTTGGCTGAGAGATTGCGTGACATCCGAGGCAGATTCGCACTCAGTTATTATGACTTCGATGACCTACACCAGTTCTATCCGAAGGATAGATTCCACTGGCACCAACGCGAAGTCTACAGGGCCGCGGCAACCAGGACCAGTCATAGGGATAATTACAGAGAGAGATCTAGGGCAGTGGAGATCCTTATAACCAATTATGGAGGTGTACCATGGCAGGAATCAAGACCCGCAAGGGACAGCAGACCCATCACCAGAGATACTACGCCAGAGGCCAGGAATGGAGGCCTTGTAGGGTGATACAGCGGAAGAGGCACGGCAATGGCACCAGGGAGTTCATGGCCGCACAGTCGGTGCAGACCGGGGAGATCTACAAGAACTCACACGGATTAACCGCACCATGGCACTCAATACACTTCTCACCCACACAGACCGAGGGGGATGAATAATGCCATACCGGGGCAAACTGGATGGCCGGGCCATAGAGACCGCCACGTCGAGGGCATTGGAGGCGGTGTTCGATGAATACCGATTACACAACAAGAACTGCATAGAGCGACAGAGCCAGCAGGGCGCGTTCCATGCCAGGAAGGCGTTACAGCGACTTAAATATCTCGTACACAAGAGAAAAATCGAATTGTTAGAACTGTACACACAGGATGAAAGGAGATTGAATGCCTATCATAACAACATCAACGGCGTCAGCACTGCTGACCAACCGTATACCAACCAAGAGGAGGACCAAGATGGCGAGCGGAAGAAGGAAACCAATGACATCGGGCAGGAGGAAGCCTAGGAAACCCAGTGGCAGACGAAAGTAAGTTAATTGAAAACTGGATTAGAGGACAGGTTGCTAAGGTCCATAAAAAGACTGGAAAGGCGATCTGTCCTTTTGCAGAAAAGACTCTACAAGATCAAACGATACAGATCACGAGGGCGAAGGTTAATCTTCTGGAGCACATTATCCATTGCTGTCATATGGTTCCTATTTTTAGGCTTGATATCGTGGTGCTTTACATTGATTACAAGATAAGCGAGCAGAGACTGGCCACCATCTGTGAACAGGCACACCAGAACAAACTGCACATGGCCATCATGTATGATCACCCAGACAACAAGGGACTACACCAGGGTGTCAGTTTCAGTTACAAGAGGAAACCCTTGGTGATGATACAACCCCTGGACAAATTGAAAGACGCACAGGCCAGACTGCGCAGGTCTGGTTGGTACGAGGCCTGGGGTGTTGAAGATTTGGAACAATTCTATTAGAAATATAATCATACGACATAATTCCTGTAAATAATCGTGTAAATAACAACATACTCAATAGGAGGAAATCTAATGTCGGATTCAAAAGAGACAGAAGTCCAAGTTGCTGAGGCCACGGAGGCACAGGCGAACGACTCTAAACAACAAACTCCGGAGACAGAGGTGTCAAAAACCTACACTGCTGAGGAATTCAACAACGCCATGGCATCAGTCCGTAAGAAGACCGAGACCAACGTGTTGAAAAAATTCCAAGATGTTGATGTTGAACGTTATCGTGAACTTGTTCAGAAGGAAGAACAGATGAAACTGGAAGAACAGAAGAAGCGAGGCGAGTTTGAGAAGATATTGAAGGAGACCGCTGAGAAGAAGGACCAAGATATCCAACAACTCCGCTCACAGTTGAACTCAGTCAAGGTGGATGGTGCATTGTTGAACAGTGCTTCCAAACACAAGGCCATAAATCCAGACCAGGTAGTTAGATTGGTCAAGGAAAAGGTCAGATTGAACGACGCTGGTGACGTTGAGGTCATTGGAGACAATGGCACACCTAGATACACTGAATCTGGAGAACTAATGGGCGTGGATCAATACGTGAGTGAATTCCTTTCACAGAACACGCACTTCGTCCAAGCAGGTCCCAGTGGATCAGGATCGACATCAAACACCAACGCAAAGTCAGTGCAGGAATTGGATACTTCGAAATTGGATCTAAACAATCCAGAACACAGAAGGATCTACAAGGAAATTAGGCAGAAGTCTGCCAACAATCCCAAGTTCTTCTAAACTATAACAACAAAGGAGAATAGCAATGGCTATCAATACTACATCGACACACGGTGCTTTGTTAACGAACATTTTACAAGAAGCGGTTTTCACTGCGTCAGAGAGATCTATCGCTGGAAGCCTTGTGAAAGTGTTTGACATGACAGGCACTCCAGGTCTTACTGCCCAAGTACCAGTATACCCAGAAGTTGCGGCTTCAGGTCTTACTGAAGGCACTGACCTAACAACACAAACAAGTGTTAACCCATCAACAGTAACAATCACGGCATCAGAGATTGGTGTTAGAGCTGACTTGACTGACCTTATCAGGGAGAGTTCAGGCAGAGACGTTGCGGCTGACGTGGGAAGAATACTTGGAAACGCGATTGGTGAGAAAGTTGACTTAGACGTTTTCGCACAATTCGATTCATTGACAACAAACGTGATCAACTCGTCTGGCACAGACTTATCACCAAATGACATCCTTAAAGCGATCTACTTGCTAAGGGGTCAATCGGCCCCAGCTGACGCTGACGGCGATTACTATGGTGTGTTCTCACCAGCACAGTTACACAACGTTGCGAAAGTATTAACTCAAGCAGGATTCGTTGGTTCACAAGCACCGGCAATCTCTAACTTGGGTAATTCTTTACTTTCAAGTTCAGCGTACATGGGTAAAATCTACAACTGTAAAATCTTCATGACGACAGCGGTTGCTGTTGACTCGGCGGACGATTCAGTTGGTGGAATATTCTCACCAGAGGCTTTCGGTCACGTGGTTAAAAGACCAATCGTGGTAAGAGAACAGTACGATGCTTCGGCTAGAGCGACTGAGTACGTTGCGACTACTGCCAGAGGTAACGCGATCTTAAAAGACGCTTACGCGGTTAAAATCAAATCAGAGGCAGTTGTAGACTAATAATCTACCAACCCTCAGGTTAATTGGGAAAGGGCCTTCGGGCCCTTTTCTTTTATGTGTTATTACAATCAACACGCACAGCCAATAAATAACTGCGTCCAGAAGGACTGGACGGAACCATTTACAGGAGGACTCAAATGGCAAACATGAGCACAGACTCAGACCTACTTGAATATGAGCCGGACATACAAAACTTCGGCATACAATCATTCTCAGACCTACACGCCAAAACGACAACTGACATCCTAAGAAAATTGCGAACGGAGTGGTGGCCTAGGGCTACCTACGGAAGATACGACATCACCACGGGCACATACACGGAGATGGACAACAACCTGTTGAACTACAGCCAGTTCACTAGGGCGGCGGTGTATTACACCTTCGCTGAGTTCATTTTCCCCCGTCTCAGCAGTTTCTCAGTTGATGGTGACGTGTTCAGGGAGAAGATGAATTACTATTCACAGAAATTTGCCGAGGAGTTCCAGGCAGTACTGAAAGACGGAGTAGAATACGATTACGATTCAAGTGGAACCATAGAGAACTCAGAGAAACAGGCCACACACTTCAATCGTCTCGTTAGATAACGATGAGCGCCAGGGAAAGCATAGCAGAGGACATCAGGGAACAACTGATCAACATGTCAGATCCCGCACCGGGACTGGTCACGAGGGAGTTCTTCGAGTTCGAGAAACTTGCGATCACGCAGTATCCGGCCATCCTCATTGTCACGGGCAACGAGGAACGCACGGACGTCACACTGTCAGAGCGACAGGGCATCCTACAGATAGAACTGAGATGCTGGGTGCGTGGCAACGAGCTGGACACCAAGCGCAACGAGATCATTGAAAAGATAGAACAGACACTTGAGGGATCAAGGGGTCGCAACATCACCGTCAACAAGGACGCCACGCACTACGTGGAGACGCGTGTGACCAATGTTGAAGTGATAGAACGTAATCCACCCATAGCACAGGTCATCGTGACCGTTGAGGTGGAATACATGTACAAGAGGGGTAACGCATAATGAGAGAACTATACGACAAGGACGGGAATTCACATCTTGTGCCGGACAACCAAGTCCAGGACAAGTTGAGATCAGGTTGGGTGTTTTTCAAAAAACCTGAATCGGTCAAGGCCGAGAAAAAAAGCATCAAAATTAAATCAACAACACGACCGAGAGCCACGATGCGCATAACCAAGGCAGAGGCGGAGGTCATAAAACCTTTTAACGAGGAGGACAACTAATGGCAAACAATACAACTGCATACGCAGGTACTTCTGGTGTGGCCAAGTTCGATGTTGGTGGCTCCGCTACTACTATCGCATCAGTCATATCTTTCACACTAACCAACACTGGTGATGTCATCGAGACATCAGCAATGGGCAACACGGCAAGGACATACGTTCCAGGCTTAACCAACGCAACCGCTTCAATGAGTTTATATTTCGTTGACGGTGATTCAGCACAGGCGGCTCTACAGTCAGCACCTGGATCAGCGGCGGCTACAATTGAACTT